TTTAGTGTAAATGATAAAAATACTTTTTATAATTCTATTGAATCTGAAGCTTTGTTTTTTCCAAGTAAAATACAACACAAAGCAGTACCTCCTACAAAAGATTTTAATAGGTTTTCTTTAAATATAGTTGTTAATATATAATATGAAACTGGTATATTCTATTCCAGGGAAAATTTGGTGCATACATAATTTTTTAGATTATAACGCATATAAAGGTATTCATGATGCCATTATCAAAGAACGAAAAAAAATTAATTTAAAAACTACTAAAGGACTTTGGAACGAAAGTTTAATAACTAATATAAATCCTCCAGATAGAGTTCAAGTAAGTAATTATGAACCTTTTGACAAATTAAAAACATTAGTTTCACACAATGTATATTTTAAATTACAAGATGTAAAATATATGTCTACAACTATTCATTACATGAAAAAAGGTGCGGGTATAAACTGGCACAATGATGGTGATTGGAAATATGGAGCAACTTACTACATAAATAGAAGATGGAATAAAAATTGGGGTGGTGAGTTTATGTTTTCTAATGAAAATGGTTTTAGTTTTTTACCTTATGTGGGTAACTCTTTAGTTATCGCTAAGGCTCCAATTGAGCATAAAGTAAACCCTGTCTTGAGTCCAATTATACCTAGAATTTCTGTACAAATTTTTATGAAGTAGGTCTTGCACCTAATCTAGTAATTTTTTCAGCTTCAGTTTCTCCGTCAACGTTATCATTATCCCATACTAGTTGTCGGTATACTAAATTAGCTGCGTTCCATTTATCAATAAATGGTTGAAAATCTAAACCAGTACTAGCCCAAGTATCATTAGGAGTTCCGTCTTTAAATTCTACTTCATCTTCAGCGTTTGAAGTTTGATATTGAACTGCCCAAAAATTTGAATAAGAAGGATTGCTCCAAAAAACATCGTCATCAATTTTATGACCAACAGGTTGACCATCCATAGGATTAAGTTCTGATTGATTTATAATTATTTTATCGTCAAATATTACTGTCCAAGTTCCTTTAGATGCCATTTTTTCTCCTAAGTTTTAATAATGTAAATTACTGTTAAATATGGTTGAAGTACTGAAGTCGAATCTCCACTAAAGTTTGCACTCATATTGTGTTGGTGTCCCGACCCAGATCCCGAAGTATCTGTTGCTTTGCCTTCAGGAGCCTGACTAGGTAAATCTTGGTCAAGTTGGTTTTGACCCATAGCTCTACCCCCAACGTTCATATTATGGGAGTGACTAGCAAGTTGAGCTACTGATAAAGATGCATTTGCTGTAGATCCACCTACGTTTCCAGTTGAAGAAACAGTGTTTGCTCCACCAGTAGATGCTAAAGCTTTGTTATTAGATTTTCCAATCGCTACGTTATCTGCTAGGTTTGGAAGAGTAAAAGTAGTTGAACCATTACCTGCACCATAAGTTGTACCAATAATTGCAAATAAATCTGAGTAAGTTGATCTTGAAACTGCTGCGCCAGCACATTCTAAAAATCCTGTTGGTACAGATGAATCTGACCACGGCACAATAGTAGCTGTAGGTATACCTTCAATGCCTGTAAGGTCTGATCCATTAAAGTTATATTTAGTTGCTTCGTAATTTGCCATATTATTTCTCCGTGTATGTCCATCCTACATTTGAACCAGAGTAAACTAATCCAAAACCAGCTCCTTCAGTATTAACCACTAAGTCTGCTGTTGCATTTGTTATTTTAGAACTATTTCTTCCAACAGTCAATGCGTTAGAATCAAAAGTATATCTTGAGTCTACAAAATTTACAATGTCACCAACCGCAGGTGATGCTGGAAGCGTTACTGTAACTGCTCCACCATTTGTGTCTACAAAAAGATTAGCTCCTGATTGAACTGTTTCTGCTGCAGTTATAGTTCTCCAAATTCTTTCTTCAGTAAGTTTTACAACATTTGTTCCATCAGAATATACTACGTAATTATTACCTTCACAAAGTAATACACCACTTCCTGAAGCTGTTTTAAATGTAAGGGTATAGTTAGCATGATTAGTTCCATCTACAAGATTGTAGACTTTTTCAATGCTATTAGGAATAGTTACTGTTCTGTTTGCAGCTAACGTTCCTGTAAATTTTAAAGTTGCATTTCTTGCATTTGAAACTGTTCCATCAGTCATTGCAAGAGCAACATCTGAAGATGCTACATCAATTGCTTGATAGCCTGCAACACCTTGTTGAACAAGGTTTAAGTTATTGTTTGTTTTTGTGCCCCATGTACCAGCGTTTTCACCGGTAGCCATAAGTTCTAGTTTAAGATCTGATGAATATGTTGATGCCATTATTTATATTCCTTATTTTTGTTATTTATATTGTTTATTTAGTTTTAAGTCAAACATAATTATGCAGGTGTTTTTCTTGTATATCCTGTGCTTGTTTTAGGGACCCTTCTTGAGTATCCTGAGCTTGTTTTAGGGCTACGTCTTTCATAATATTTAAGAATTAATTCTTCAGCATTAACACTTGTAGTAGCTGTTTGACCTAAACCATCTAAACTAGCTATGGTTAATTGAGTTGTAGTAAGAGCGCCTACAGCACTTGTAGCTGATTGACCAGCTAACAATGCTGGAGTTATATTTTCTATTGTTAACGATCCAAGTGCACTTGTAGCTGAAACACCGGTCAATAAATGAATAGGGTTAGATGAAATTGTAAGAGCACCAACTGCTGTTTGAGCAGCGGATGGAGCAGTTATACCCATTACGTCTGCAGGGGATATACTTCCTACAGCACTCGTGGCTGATTGACCAGATAGACCAACTGAATGATCGTCTACAGATAATAATCCTGGACTTGATGTTAAACTTAGTGCAGGTAATACAAGTGTATGATCAGAAAACGCAGTTAAACTTCCTACTGCACTTGTAGATGATTGTCCTGTTAATCCCATTATCTGATCATCGGGACTTAAAGATCCAACACTAGTTGTTGCAGATAAACCTATTAAATTAAATACAGCTGAGTTAACAGTGCCCCAACCATTTTCACCCCAATCTAAAGTACCCCAACCTGGTTGCACTTCTATAAATTCATTTGGTATGTTTAAAGATGTTGTTGCTGTTAAACCTGAAAGAATAACATCAATAGCAGACTCTCCCCAGTTTTCAAATCCCCAAGTATCTCTACCCCAACCTTGAGCATTAAAAGATTCAACTGACCCAACTGTAGATGTAAGTGATAAACCTGTAACAGAAATATTAACTTCCGTTTGAAGACCGTAACTATTTTGGCCCCAGGTGGTTCCGGATTGGTTCCAAGTGTTAGCCATAAGGATTTACTCCCTATGCTATCTGAACGATTGCGTTGCCTGCAGTTTGAGCTGGAAATTGAACTGTGAATGTGCCGCTTGTTACAGTTTTATCTGCACCAAAGTTAATTGCACAAACACTTCTGTTTGTTGTGAATCCTGTCACTGCTGTTGAATTATAAATTAAACAACCTCTTGCTGTAAATGTAGCTGAAGTAAAACTGACATCATTAAATTTTACACAAGCTGTGTCACTAGATAAAACTGGATCAGCTGATGGTGTTAATGCTGCTCCACCTGCAGTGTAACCACTGTTTGATGCGCCGCCATCAGTTTGACTTTGACTAACTTCAAGTGTGTTAGTTGGAACTGCGTTAGCTGATGCGGGTGCTGTGTAAACAGTTGTTGTTTTACTTAATGAAGCTGAGTCACTTGAAAATAAAGCTAACTTATATGCATTACCTGTTGGTGCGCCACTAGCATCATTAAAATTGTGACCACCCTGTAAAATTTCTACTTTGAATGAATTACATATTGCTGATGTTATTGTCATAAATTTTTTCTCCTAATTACGGAGACGGCGACTTGACTGGTATTCTAACTGTTCCGTCAGTATAATCGTCTCGTCTTCGTCTTCCAAGTTGCATACCTGCAAACTGTTGTACTGAAGTTTTATACTTATTCTCATACAATGTCAACATTTCCATTGGACCTTTTAAAAACATGAATGCTTCTACTAAACAAGCATATAATAACCCTTGTGGAAAATAATTACTTACATAAGTTCCAGCGGTATTGGTCTCTAAACCAGTTGGTTGAGCATTAAAATAAATAGTATATTTATAATTTTGATCTGGAGTAGGTGCAACAAATAAAGCGCCAGATGTAGCAGAATCAGCACCCGTGGTAGCACCACCAAACATAGCATAGTACTTAGGTAACCCTTTTACATTTTGAGCTGTCCTGTCTCCTAAAGGACCTGTTGCTTCTCCTACATACTCAGTAATATAAGTTTGATCTTTTTTTTCTAACCAAAAACCCTGTTCCGTATCCGATGTTGTAGAATCAAAAACTTGAACGCCTCTTATAAATAAAGCTTTTGTAGGAACTGTAATAGTATTAAAATTTTGTGCAAATTGACCATTGTCTTGAAACCTGTCAGAATCCATAGGGAGATCTTGATTAATTCTAAACTCAGCGTTTTCTATAAATCTATTTATAACAGCAGCAGTAAAAACACTAGAGTCTACTTCTGTGTAGTTTCTAATATCGGTTGTTAAATCTGCGTATGTGTATCCAGCCATAACTATGCTCTATCATTAATGGGTCCGATTGTACACTGAAAACCGCCCCCTGTTTCTGTGCTTGATGCAGTGTTAGTTAACGTAACATTTATACCATCAAATTGTGTGGTTGTAGATGGTTGACCTGTACTTGGAACTGATGTTTCATTTAAAGAAACAACTTTATAACAACCAAAAACTTTTGCTCCTGTAGTATGACTTTTTGCCGTCGTAGGTTGTGGTGCAACACCTCTATAGGCAGCACTTGTACCCCGAGTACATCCTGTTAATTGATGTGTTGATCGTCCTGTGTATTCTATTACTTCGTTTTCAAACAAACCTGAAACTGCATTTACTTTTTCAATTACAATAAAACCCGAAGTAGGAAACTGTGCTCCATCAGTTAAATCAATTGTAGTAGCAGTATCTGTTATTGTCCCATTTAATGTTGTAGACATTTGTAATGTTGATATTGCAACACCACCCACTGGAGATTTAACATTTCTAAATCTTACAAAATCATTTACTTGTAAATCACCATTTGGAAAATTAATTTTTAATGTAGTATTAGATGCAGTTACAAAAGGATTTTCTGGTAAAAAATCTTCTGTTGGAAATTCTGTTCTAGCAGTTCTAGCTCTTTGTAAAGCTTGTGGATCTGCACTTGTAGGTTTAGGATCTAACTGTGGTTGTTTAGGCTCGTACTCTGAAACATGGACCAGGGCACCAGTCCATTCTCTAACCATTTCGTTATATGGAAAAGCCATGCCAGATCTATCAGAAATAGCTAAAGCAAATTTACCTGATGCAAAAGTAGTCATTAACCAATACCAGGGTA